TGATGCAGGACGGTTGCCAGCCCGCCTGCTTCTATGAGTTTTTTGCTACTTCCTCCAATGTGGAGCTGTAGCCGCTGATTTCGTCGATCTTATTCAGTACCGCGTCCTTTTCTCCGGCGCGGAGGACCTTGTCGATCATGTCGATGCCGTTGGTCACGTTGATCTTCGGCGCCCTCCATGCTTCCTTGTTATCCCATATCTTCGCGCGGTCTTCCTCTACGGTTGCCTCGTAGATGAGCTGGCTGCGGTATCTGGTTGCGTTGGTGTCTTCCGGGAATTTAATTCCCAGCTGCTTGTTGCGGACGTACTTGGTGTTCTTCTCCTTGCAGAGGTTGTATTCTTCCTCCGACAGGGGTCTGATGCGGAAGGTGAAGAGTACCACGCCATTCCTCGCTATCTCGATGGGTACCACGTTGTCTTCGTCGTCCCGGAAGTCTGCAGCAGCAAGAAGCCCTTTCAAAATGTCGCCTTCGTATGTGCGAAGCTGGGCTTTTGCTTCTTCTTCGGTCAGGTCTGCGTCCTGAATGCCAGTCTTTTTGGTTTTCTCGGTATCTGCCATTTCGATTTCCTCCTATCAAAAATCAAAAATTAAGCCCGCACCGGTGTCTTTTCCGGCGCGGGCTATATTGTTACGGTGTTCCGCTTGCTTTTAGGCCCTGAGTAGGCTCTGAAGCTCAGGCGGGTCGTTGACGTACAGGCTCCATGCTCTCTTGATGATGTCGCCCACGGAGAGGTTCTGCAGGTCGATGGTACCGCTCGGCACGACGCCTCTGTATACCATGCGCTGCTGGCTTCCGTTTCGTCCCTGTACCACGCCTTGGAAGCTCCATTCGGGCATGACTCCGGTCGAGAAAGCCTCGAACAGCTCCTTGATGAAGGTTTCGTCCTCGATGACGATCTCCGTGAATGTGAGAGTGACGCCATACGACTGAAAAACTTCATGCTCCTGCGCGTCTCCGAGCGGCTGGTACTTCGCGTTCGAGACATTGACTTGGGTCTGAAAGGTTTCAACCGAAGCCAGCATTGTTCCCGCTGAATTGAAAAGCGCGCCGTCTTTACCGGTGAGCGCCTTGCGGGTGTCTATCGGTCCTCTGTTATTAAACATGTTCGCTTCCTCCTTCCTTATTCGTCAGCGCTGAACCTGAACCTGAAGGTCAGGTATGCACGCTCGATGCTGTCGATGTCGTCTACCGCGATGATAAACCATGCGCTGTCTCCTGCAGCAGGGTTCGACGGGTCCTCCATGCAGTTTCCGCTTAGCAGCTTCTTCTCGCCGATCATCCTCTTGATGACTCCGTTGGCTCCGGCGATGATGGCTGCGCGTCCGTCGCTGTCGTTGTTGACCTTGCCGATCAGCGGGGCGACGGTATCGTTGACTCTGTCGATAAGCTCGAAACGGGTCTTTACGCGGCGGATTTTCTTCCAGCCTGCGTCCTGATTGCCGCTCGGGGTTACCAGTGTGTTGATGCCCTGCTCGATCCAGATCTGTCCGGATGTGTTGGTACTCAAAACAAGGCATCCGCTCTGCAGCGCTGTCTCGATTTCGGTGTTTGTCAGCGGTTCTGCAAGGCTTACCATGCCGCTCACGACTTCGTGTGTCAAGCTCTGATTGGACGGTACTGCGGCTACCATGCCTCCGATGCGAGCTGCGAGCAGGTACCCGTCGTACAGGGTTCCGCTTGCGTCGTATGCGCTGTTAAGCGGGAATACGATCTTCTCGTCATTGAAGGCTGCGGCATTCTGCATTCTGGTTGCGAGGGCGACGGTCTTCGGTTCCGCGATTACGGCTATGCTGTTGCTTCCGGCTTCGTATATCCTGTCGATGAATGCGGCTACCAGCGCGTGTACGGCTGTGTCCGAAGTATCAACAATCAGGACGTTCCAAGCTGCGGCCTCGAGCACGTTAAGCGCTGAGCTGTACTCTGCAGATGTAACTGCCGGGTCCGTTCCGGCTGTGAATGCCGTACTGGATACCGCTGCGAGGGCCTTTGTTCCGTCGGCGACTTTGGTTGCTGTGAAGTTTGCGCTGTTCGCGAGCGCTGCGACAATGGCTGCGGGTTCTCCGTCTCCGGTTGCTCCTTTGGCAAATGTGACCTTCTCGAATTCCGATGTGCCGCTGTAGATGATGCATTCGCGCTTGTTGGCGTCTGCGAGGCTGTCTCTGATTGTTACCGAGAACGGTCTTGCTCCGGGATATTTTGCGGTGATGGTGACCACGTTGACCGGTGATCCCGCTGTGTCCTTCAGCGTGATTGTCGCTGCGGTGCCTCCGTTTCCGGCTCTGACGACGGCTACCTTGGAGGCTCCGCCCGCCAGCATCTCATTCACGATGTTAACTGTGTAATTGGCGCCGGGTTCTCCGAATGCTGCAGCTGCGTCCACAGGGCTTTCGATCCACTTGACTTTGTTCAGCGGTCCCCAGTTGGCTCTGATAACTGCTGCGCCTATACCGTTTGCGGCGCCAGCGATTTCGACGCCGCCAGCGTTCTCGTATCTGGTATAAACGCCCGGGCGAATTTTGGTTTCGCCCACTACAAATGTTCCAGACATGTTATTTGACCTCCTTTTTCATGAATGTGCTGATGATTTTCTCTGCAGCCTGTTTTGTGGCTTTTTCAAGTCCCGCCACGCGGAAGGCTGCAATTACGCATTCCGGCATAACGCCGAATACCGCCTTGCTGTTGGCAGCAAGCTCGGCGACGGTGTATTCCGGTTCCGCTTCTGCAGCGGGGGTTACGATGACTTCCTCGTCCGGCTTTTTGATTTTGTCTGCCATGCGTATGCTCCTTTCTTGTTATAGCGGTTCTTTGCCGCACAGCTTTGATTTGACGTCGAAGCTCTGCGTAAGCGGTTCCGCTTGAATTGTTGTGTCCGCCTCCACATATAGGTGCTTGGGTGTTGGGTCTGCCTCGGTGTCCTGTATGCTGACGTTAATCAGCGGGGCGACGATGGCGCGCCGAAGGATGCCGAAGCGCATCTGTATCCTGATCTGCCCTTGCGACAATGGGTCCAGTCCGGCGTCCGCCGAAAGTTTCCGTATTGTCATGGGGGAGGTGTCCAGCATCGTGACTTCTCCGCTTAGTGCCAGCGTGTCTATCAGGTATCTGATCCACTGCAGCCGTGCCTCCGCTGTTGGGGCGAAGACGTGACCTGCTATGGTGCCGTTCATCCACGCTACCGTGTTCGTCTGGTCTGATGTCTCAATGCTGGCAAGCCTAAAATAAAACGCAGGCGCTCCGGCCTGCGGCTCATAGTAATTTGTCAGCCTGTCGTGCCCGATGACCGTTGCGCTTGGTTCCCAATCCTTCACGAAGTGGTTCATGGCGAGGATGGGGTCCGGGTCGCTCGTGATCTGGTTCGGAAACGCGAAAACATCAAAGAGCATTGTGATTCCGATTATCTCGCTTGCACTCTCCTCAATGTTCTTGGCGCTGAAGTTCTCCGAGCGCCTCCAAGCGAAGCAGTAGGGAGGTTCTCCGTCCGGAGTCATGAATATTCCGCAGATGGCCTTCCTCACTTCTGGTTCTATCTCCTCCGGCATGATGCCGTTGTCGATGCTCCAAATGTTGAACACGGCCTGTCCTGACGTTTGCCTTTCCGGGTCTGCCTGCATGTCTATGGTGTAGTCAATGCGAGGGTATTGCTTTGCTCCCTTCCAGCTTGGCGCCTTGTCGCTCGGTGCGTTCTGGTAGAAGACGGCGGCTTTGCCTTTGTATGTAGCCAGCTTACTCAAAAGCTCGGGCCATGCCGTCAGCCTTGTGTACACAAGGTCTTCAAGCGTCGTCGCCATCCGGGATCGCGCCATCCGTATAGATGGTTATCATGTCAGCGGTCCATAATAACTCCCACGTATGTCCTCCGACTACTTCGCTGGCGGGAATGACGAAGTAATTCGTTACGTTTCCGATTCCCGGAAGTGTGAGCACTGTCAGCTGCTTGTCTGTTACCTCTGTGATGATCCCGTTCTTTGGTTCAGGCCATCCAGCGCGCTTGGCGTTGATGAGGTTGCCTTTCTGCACGTATTCCGGGTCGAATACCTTCGTTGTGCTGTCCTTGATTATCGGCATGGCGTGCCTCCTCCTTTCCTGCTATTTGTTCAGGTATGGCTCGTTGAATATCGCCATCACCTTGTCTTTTGCACCGTCAATGATGGGCTGTTCGAACGGACGGGGCTTTATCCTTCCGTCGTCGGTCCCTTCTTGCAGTATCGGTGCATATTTTACGTCAGTGTAGATGCTGGCTATGACTTCACTGTCCGATTTTCCTATCGCTCTGGCCGCCCAGCTTATACGTAGTCTGCCGCTGCGCACTGCCGGTGGTTCTCCGGGCGCTGATGCTCTGTACGTCTTCTTGCTGAACGGCAGCTTGTAAACTCTACCGCTACGCTGGCCGCGCAGGACTCTTAATGCTGAATTCCTCAGCTCGTTCGATGCTCTGATCGCTCTTGATTGTGCCTGCGTCTTGGCCGACTTCACGGCATCGTTTACCGCTTTCGCGAATTTCTCATTAGTTCCGTTGACGTCAATTTTCATGAGTGTAGCTCCTCTCCTCGGCATAGTAAATCGTCCATATGCCAAGGCTGCCGGGTTCGTTTACTCCTTGGATGTAAAAGTACCGGTCGCCGAGCACCAGACGGTCGCCTTCTCCTGCGAGGGGAGTTCCTCTCTGCGTGATCGTGTGGGTGATGGGGTGTTGCTGCTGTTGCCATCGTTCTCTCTCGTCCGGGTCCGCGTCAGCAAGAACCGCACGCAGGATGGTGTCCGGCACCGGTTTATATCCTGCCGATACCCGCCCGCGTGCGGTAGTGTCTTCGTTTCTTTTCTCGATGGTAAAGTCTTTGAAAAGGTTCCCGGGTCGGAGGTACATTGGGCTGCCTGTTCTAATCATGCCGTTTCCTGCCTCCCTCCGTTCCGCCTGCTGCATGGTTGTTATGCATTCCCTCGTAGAAATAAGGCGGTTTCTCGGTTATGCTCCGGTTCAGACTTGGTGCGGCCATCTTGCTGACCTCTTTCGAGAGCTCATCATGTAGTGCCTTCCAAGCGTCAAACCGCCCGCGCAGCTCCAGCGAAAGGGGGCCGACCTTTGTGTTGACCTCGTATGCGAAGCGATGAAGGATGCTGCCGAGCAGCTCCAGCTTCGCTTTTTTCCATTTGCCCGGATACCTGCCGATGATGGCGTTGTATTCCTCGTCCGTCAGGGCGCAGGTTTCGGCGCCGCCTTCGACCATGGTGTCTCCAAGCTCAAAGCGCATACGGTCCTTGCCGTTCTCGTTGATTTTGGCCGGGTCATACGTGTATGTCTTCGCCATTACGCATCACCTTGGCCTTCATCCTCCTCTGTGCCGCCTTCCACTTCGGATTGTATTTCCTTGATCCGTTCTGCGATCGCTGTCTTGACCGTTTTTCTCTGGTCCAGCGCGTCAATCAAAATCAGGGCTTCCTCCGTATCAATTTCGCCTACGGCCTTGGCCGCTTCCTCCGCGTTGAGCTGCATGGTCGCTACCGCCTTTACGATGTCGTCAGGCGTCGCTACGAGCTCAAGAACGCCTCCTTTTGCGGTAATGGGTATAACGATACCCTCCGGCTCATTTTCGCTAATCTGGGGCGGTTCTGTGGCTTTGGCGGCCTTTTTTTCGAGTGCCTCTATTTTTACCTTGAGGAATTTGTTTTCTTCCTGCAGTGATTGTGTTTCCACTGCCGGGGCTATGAAGCCCTGCTTGATTAAGGCTCTCTCGCGGCTCGGAAGAACGGCTTCGGAGGGGATAGCGTCGCCTACGTTATAGGCGACGCCTCCAAACGTACATGGTTTAATGCATGTGTAACCGTTCATCGTGCGCTCCTCCTTCCGCTTATACGCACTGGTCGAAGTAAATCGCCAAGTCGTCAGAGGTCTTCTTCATGTCGGTTGCCATGAGGCCCTCGATGAATTCAGAGTGCGTGCCTTTTTCGCCTTCGAATTGATCCATCGCGGTGTACTGGCCGTTGCCGAGCATATCCCATGTGAAGATGTAGCCTGCGCTGGGTTCGTCGATGGACGGGCTGTTGGTAGCATAGCAGAGGAGTGCTCCGTCGGTTGCACATACAAACTGCATGTTCTCCTGACCGATTCCGCCTGCGTTGTAGGTGCTCTCAAGCACTTTTACCTGCTCGATCTGCAGGATGGCTGCGAGGGCCTGTGTGGTTACGACAGCGGGGTTCGCGGTGCTGCCGGTGTACTTCACACGCTCTACGATGTCCGGGTGGTTCTTCAGAGCGTTGAATGCATCGACGCCCAGAGCCAGTCTGTTGGGCTTTCTGCGTCCGCTCTGCTTGATATCCTTCATGCGGGCATCGAAGAAGTTCACGGGGTCGAAGTTGGCATCATTGAACCTCAAAAACTGGTTAGGTCCGGGGTTCGCGGGTACGCCTGTCCAGACGTTCTGCCATGCAGCTGCATTGAAGAAGTTCTGGGCGAAGAGGATATCGAGGTGGAGCTTCAGCTGCTCGGTGGCAAATCTTACTTTTGCCCTTCTGGGGTCTGCGACTCCGGGAGCTCTGCTCCTCTGGTAGTTCAGTGCGTCGATCTGGTCTACGCCTACGATGACCTGATCCACTTCACATTTGTAGGTGTTGTCGGTCTGTCCCATCAGTGCGGGCTGAACCTTACCGAACGCAGGCTTGCGCGCTACGTTGTCACGGGCGAGGTCGGCTTTGCTGAAGGTGTAGTAATAGCTGGAGCTAAGGCTTACCGGGCAAATCGGGAAAATAGAAGGGGCGACAAAGTCTCCGTCCTCCTGAAAGAAAGCCATGCTCATATTGGTCAGGTAGTTGTTAGGCTGCCAGCCCTTTGCGATTTCTACCTGAATGTTGGAAATGCTTGTTCCTTTTCCGCTCATTGTGTTTTATCTCCTTTCCCTTATACGTTTTTCCACTTGAGGTCTGCAGCTACGTAGGTCAGCGTCTCGTTGTCAGCCGGGCCTGCAATCGCTACATCGGCCAGATCGCCAAGCTCAAGCGCCTTGTTGACGTAGCTTGTGGTTGCCAGATCGTAGACGATGGCGTCTCCGTCTGCCAAGTTCGCGACGTTGACATCTGCGAGGTCAGCAAACTCGAGAGCCTTGTTGATGTACTTCTGGGCGCCTGCATCGTAAACGATGGAGTCCCCATCGGCCAAGTTTGCGATTGCCACGTCGGTAAGCCCTGCCAATGTCAGCGGAGCTACGACGCCGCCAGCCTTATAGCCGGACTTTGTGATCTGGACCTTAATTACTGCGCCCGGTCCTCCGGCTGCTTCCAGCGCGTATCCAACGATGAAAGCATTGGCTACTGCTGTGATGGCCTGACCTGCATTGTTGGATGCTACCTCGGCGCCTGCTGCTACTGCAGCTCCGGTTATCCAGAGGCCGATCTCCTTGATCTGGACGGTGACGTCGTCTCCCGCGTTTACAACGTCAGGAGTCGACGGAATGAAAATGCCGATTGCGGGTTCTCCTGCGCCTGCAGGTACAAGGTTCCCGTTGACGTCGAATACCGCAGCATGGCAAGCTGCGTTAACCATCGGGATACCGGCTTTCCCGACGATGGTCGGGCTGTCATTGATTCCTGTGCTAATAAACATTGACTTTTCCTCCTTATCTCTGTTTCTCGTATTCAGCTACGAGTTCAGGGTGCTGTTCGCATGCCTTGTCGATTGCTTGGGTGCGGGTGAGGTTCGGCATGGACTTCTGGATTTCATCGGCATGCTTTTCGATGGCTGTCCATGCGTCGGTTGTGCCGGAGCCCTTCTTGCCGACTTCGCTGAAGATGCCGCTCTTTTCGAACGCCTCCACGCTGGCGTCAAGTACAGCGATCATCTGGTCGTAGGCATTGCCTCCGGCAGCCTTCAGGCTCTTGAAGAGGGGCACCAGATCCTCGGGCTTCTTGCCGATGATCTCATACTTCTTCGCGATCTCTGTCAGCTCGCGGTCTTCCAGCTTCTCAGCGGTTTTACGCAGGCTCTCCAGCTCCGCTTTGATTGCGGGGTGAAGTCCTTTGTAGATGTCCTCCGGCTCGTTGTTATTGGCCGCAGGTTCTGTGGCTGCTCCTTTTGCGACGGGGTCGGTTCCGGTAGCAGCGGGTGGGGTAGTGTCTTCCTGAATTCCGGCCTTCTTCTCGATTGCTTCGAGTGCGGCCAGTTCTTCAGGTGTGAGTTTGGATTTGTCAATTTTCATGTCCTGTGGTTCTCCTTTCGATTTTTTGGTTTTTGGGTCCTTGCATCCGTCTTGAACGGACGTGTCCTCCGGATCGGTTTCCGGGGTCTTTTCCGCCTTGGCGATGATAGCCTCCAGCTTTTCCTTGGCTGCCTTGGCTACCTCAAGCCTTGCGGTGGTGATGGGCTGCTCGTTCTTGACGATCTTGTTTGCGGTTTTTCCTGACGACCACGCCGGGATCATGTCGGCCATTGCGGTGTCGAATTGCGTTAGGCTTTCCTTCATCGCGTCGGCCTTGGACTCCCACGGCAGTTCGTCGTCCATAATAACGGAGCAGAGGCTTTCTTCGAGGGCGTAGCAAATGTCCCAGATTTCGCTGGTTATTCTGCGCCGCGCAGCTTCCTGCATTTTATCGTTGAAAGATTCAGCTTCTCTGCCCTTTGCCAATGCTCCCAGCGTTTCATCGATTTCCTTTTCGTCATCGATTCCGAGTGCTTTGGCTACCGCCGTCAGAACACGCTTGAAGGCGTTCTCTGGCTTTGCTCCCTGCGTGTCAGGAGCTTTACCGGCGCCTTCTGCTGCAGGAGCTCCTTCCTTGTTCTTGTAGATCAGGATGTTTGCTCCCGGGTTGGCTCCGGCGTCTACAAAGTCCACCTTCGTGACCTTCAGGTCTTTCAATTTTGCTGGCATTTCGTGCGTTTCCTCCTTTCCGCGTTATTAATAAAACAAGCGACGCCCTGTGAGCGCCGCCTGCATTATCCTGAATATTGAGTTGTGTCTCATGCCGGGACCTCCTCTCGGATTGCCTCGCCTTCGATGGAAAACATCGAATAGGTCCCGTCCTTGACCTTCTCCCAGACGTCCGGGTCGGTCACCTTGAAGCCGATCCACCATCCCTCCGGGAGTGTTCCTTCGGCAATGCCGAGGGCCTTCTGTTTCTCCTTGGAAAAGAACATGCTTTCCACAAGGACCGCGCAGCCTCCGCGCTCGTGCATCTCGCCGCCTTCGCGGTAGAGCTCTACGAATTTGTAGGCTGCCTGTTCCAGCTCCTCTGGGTCTATCAGGTCTTCGTGATAGTCCTCGATTTGCTCGCCTCCTGCGGTTACGGCGACGTTCGCCCATCCGAAGGCCAGCATTTTGTCGTCTTCGGACTTCTGTATCTTAAATCTGCCTTTGATGATGTCGCTCTTGGTGCTTGGCGTTTTCACCAGCGGCTGGATGATGTCATTGAATTTGATCATCTCTGTGCCTCCTCTCTAAAACTTGAATTCCTTCCGGTACCATTCGTGGAGGTCTTCGGTCGTCTTGATGGTGAGCGCCATTTCCTCGCCGCCCACTACCAGCTTGAAATACTTCCGCTTAAAGTCCCGGATCGTCAGTTCCTTGAATGTCCACTCTCCGGGGTTGTACCCGGTGGACCGGAATACGAAGCCGTCCTCCGTCTCACGCAGCACTTCTCCCGGAATCGTGTGTCCACGGTCCGGCGGAATTAAGAAGCGCAGGCTGCCGTTATGCATGTGGCAGTCGCACACGACGTCTATAAATTCCTTGTCGTTGGTTTGCTTGCATATATAAACCTTTCGTCTATCCATGACCTACCTCCTTATGGATTTGCGATCTCGGAGCTTACCCGGACGAATGTCTCTATCGGGATTCCGTTGACCTCTGTGATGCCTGCTTTTTTGAATTCCTGCAGCAATGTTGCCCGCAGGCGGTCCGTCTCGCAGGATATACCGGTGAAGCTGTTCCGTGATATGCCTTTCCTGAACATGATCTCGTTTCCGGAGCCGTAGTGCTTCTTCATCTCCTTAATGAATTCGACCGGCGACTTCCTCGCTACCATTTCACTTTCCTCCACGGTTCCGAAGCTGTCAGTCGCGTATGCGTACCAGTCGGTGCGCTCCATCTCCTTGGGGTCTATCAGGATGCGGTAATACGAACCGCGATAGCTGTCGCTGAAGCGTGCGCTGGTTCCTTCGACGCCTATTCGCGTGAAGACGTTATCGCTGCCGCCGGTTTCAAAGTCTCGCACCGGTGAAGCTCCGGCGCGCTTCATGCCCTGAATGAACCGGTTGTTGTTCGAGGAAAGTCCAGAGCTGTTCACGATCTTGACCACGTCCTCGGCATCCGTTACGCCGGTCCAGACGTAGCGCAGCCCGGCTTTCCGGTATGCTTCCTCGATGCCTTCGTTGACGTATGTCGTGTATCCGTCGAATACTTCCTTGACCTTCATCTTGGTGAGCTGCCCGGGGTCGATACCTTCTTCCTTCATGATTAAGTCCAGTTTAGCCGCTCTCTGCGTCCCGGTCAATCCTTTTAGCTCCTGCGTCCTTTGCGGTGCGTGCTGCCATACCAGCCGGGTTTTCTTGAGTAGAAGCTCGTCGGCTGCGGTAGGGTTCGTAGTCAGGGTGTCGAGGCCGACGCTGTTCAGCAGCTGTCGCATGTTGTCCGCGTCTACCTTGCTTGCTCCGGCTGTCTCTACACGCGCCCGGAAGAAGCCGCGCCATCCTGCGTACCGTCTTGTCTGGCCATCGATATACATTTCAAAGGTCCCGTATGGCGTTGCCACTCGAATGCTGCGGATTGATACGCCGGTGTCCGCCATGGTCGTGCTGGAGAACAGCTTCAGCGCGTCGTCGGCTGCCTCAAATCGCAGCTCGTCAATCACGCCTATTGGTTTCAGCCGGTTCCATGTCTCGGACCATGTATCGTATGTCAGCTTGCCGCTGATCTCGTAGTAATCGGTGCCGCCGATGTTCATTCGCCTTGCCGTGAGGTTCAGCCCTTCCAGATCGCCTCCGTCGCTTCGTACCGGTATGCCTATTCGCTTCTCCGGTACCACGGCCATGTCGGTGAATATGTCGGTCGCCTTTGCAGCCTGCTTCTCGCTGGCTACGTTTGCCGCTGCTGCTTTTCTCGCCGCTTCGTTGGCTGTTAGCCTGTCCCTGACCTGTGCGCTCATCTGAGGGGCTTTTACGGGGTCAGAAACGGAAGTCACCAGCTGGGCCTTGTTCATGTTGTTGTAGTAGGGGATTTGCTTCTGCTTGGCCAGCTGCTTCAGCTCCGCGATGTTCATCTTCTGCAGGGTGGCCGGTGTCATTTGCACGGCTGCCAGTGGTTGCTGCATGTGCTCGGCTGCCTCGTCCGCCCATGTGAAGATTTGCTTTTTGCCGGTCCGCTCTGTCAGCAGATCTGAATAAAAGGTCCTGAAGGTTTCACGGAGCGTCGTCTTGCGCTCCACGATGGCGTCCAGCAGCTCCTCGGCCTGTTTGCCTTTGCCGTATAATGCTTCGGCGTAGTCCCGGAATATCTCGCGGTACTGATCGTCTGGGATTGCCTCGACGCGCTTTATGTATGCGAGGGTGTCCTGCAGGTCGATGTCTATCTCTCCCTTGGCAAAGCGCCGGTACATGGTGTTGTATATCGGCTCTGTTTCGCCGTAGGTGGCGTTGGGGTGGAAGCTGTACGACATGGTCTTGCTTCCGGGGTTCTTGATGTACTTGAATGCCTGCTCCTTGTCGACGCCTATCAGCTTCCCGGTGTCGTCTGTGATGAAGTTCCCGCCGTGGCTGTCGAAGTTTCCGAGCAGCCAGTCTGTGACGTTCTCCCTCTGCAGCTGCGGGGCTATTCCGTCCGGCAGTGGGTCGGTTGTCTTTTGCCATGCCTTCAGGTCCGGCCCGTCGATGGTCCTTACCCGTTTCTGCAGAGCTCCGAATTTTCCATCAACAGTCCCGACGCTTACCTCGACCGCGCTGTCCGGGTCGACGATGTTTTGCACCTTGTATGCGCCTTCCTGCACGTATGCCCTGAAAGGCTCGGGTCCGCCGCTCTTGTTCTGGCCGGGCTTGAATAGCCATTGCTGGCCGGTACTATCAGTATATGCATGCATCTCTCCGGTGCCTCCAAGGTTCGCCGGTCCTTTATGGGAGAGTCCGTTTGGCATGCTGTATTGCTCTGGGATTGTGGGTTGCTCTGGCTCCGGCGGGAGAGTAGTCATGCTGTATTCTTCCGGCTGCCATGGCTGCGGTTGCTGGGCCGCCGCCTGCTGTTGCTCCTCCGATATTTTCGGTGGGCTGACCTCCTCGTATATGATCGCGCATCTGCAGCGCGGATGTGCCGGAGGGGTACGCTTCTGGCCTGCGTAGAGCTCCTTGCCTTTGAAGTTGAAGTCGTTATCCATGCCTATGACTTGCCCTTCAAGCGCTCCGCATATTTCGCAGACGCGCTCGTCAGCTGCGGTGCTCCATATCTTCTTGGTGGTTCCCATCAGTCCTTGCTGCTGGGCCTGTCGGATACCTTCGTCGGCGCCCTTGTTATAAGCAAACGCCATTTCGGTTGTGGCGATGGTGTATGCTCTCTGCCGGTGCTGCCTTGCAGCGTATTTAAGCGCCGCCTCCTGTGCCTTCTTCGCTGCAGTGGCCTCCTTCATAGTGGGGTTGTTCGCCAGCAGCGTTTCCTTGACGTGCTTGTAATAGTTCACGTTGGCTATGCTCTGCATCTTGTTCAGGCCGATGGTGGGACGGATGGCTCTGGCGAGTTCGTCCACGCTCCAGTCTCCGCTGAAGCTCTTATTTAGCATGGCGTTGATTGCTTCGCGCTGCTCGGTGCTGATAACGGTTACCCATTCGCTCCCGTGGTTGTTGATCCAGCTCCGTACGCCCTGCTCCATGGGGTCGAAGAATAAACCGGGGTATTTTGCCGTGACGTTCGCTGCAGCTTGGGTCATGCTGTCTATCCACAAAGGCTTGAGGGTTTCGTTGACAAATGTGGCGTAGTCATTCTGCCATGCCTGCAGCGTGGCCTCGTCTATAAAGCCGTTCAGGACCGCTTCCCGCAGTTCTTTGTATGTGATGGCGTTCTGCTGGTCGTTCCAGATCCGGGTAAGCCAGAAGGTTGGTTCTGCTTGCCCGGCCTCGATGAAGCTGTCCAGCATTTCGAGGACCTTCTTGCCTGCATCGGACGTCTTCTTTGCGATTCGACGTGCGCTGTGCTTATGCGTGATGTGCTTTGCTATTTTGATTGCCATTATACATCCCTCCCCAGACGCCGTTTTGCCTCCTCAACGACGGCGGGGTCGTCATCCTCGTCCTCTTGCTGGCCCGGGTTGACGGTATTGGTAGTCTGTGTCTGTTGTCTTGAAGGGGTTATGTTCCGCTTGTTGTCGTTGTCCTCCAAGCGCTCAGGCAGGCCGCCTGCTTCTCTGACGTAGTCCTCGATAGCGTCGTCCGGGATGATGACGCCTACTCCAGTCATATCCTTGATGAACGATGCCAGCTTCTCGGTATCGGTGTCCTCGATGTCGCCGTGTTCCAGCGTCGGGTACCCGGTGATGCCTTGGAAGTGCTCGCCGTTCAGGTCAATGAGCGCTGGGATTGCCTTGTTGTTGAATGCCTCGCAGATGATGTCGAGGTATGCGCCTACGGCCATGCTGAACAGCTTCGTCTTGTCGCTTGAAAGCGCGAAGCTGCCGACCGCTTGGTGGCCCATCAGTACAAAATCTGCGAGAACGGTCATTGCTATGCGGGTGTCGTACCGCTCGATGATTGCGTTGGTATCAAATTGCCGCCTTCCGCCGGTGCTCAACAGCTCCAGCTTCCAGCCGTTTGGCATTGACAGTCCCTCGAGGCTGTCTCTCCGGATGTTCTGCACGACCTTGTCTGCTGCGACTCTTATCGCGGCCATGTCCGGGTCGTCATCGTCCCAGATGTTCATTCCTTCCGGGGCGGTCAAAACCGGGAAGCCCGCGAGGTCACGCTCGACGCCGATTCCTTCGATTTCCTGTATGCGCCTCTTGAAGTACCACGGCCTGTATGCGTTCCGGAGGATGCTGCGTCCTTCCGGATTGCCCTTCCTGCTCTTGGTCCTGAAAAGTAGCAGCTTCTCTATGGGTATCTCTATGAGCTGAAAGTCCGGGGGCGGAAGCTGTACCATTCCGACGAGGTTATCGTTGTTGTCGTATCTCCATTCCCAGAGCGTCTCCTGCGCCCGGATCGGCAGCTTCATCCATCCGATCAGCCCATCGTTGTACTTGCTGTTCAGGCGTGGGTCGCGGCTCTTGCCGCTCCTCCGTTTGTACACGAGTTCGTGGGCGCTCCATCCGAATGTCAAAAACGACAAAATCTCGGATATGGTGTCTGTCCATGTGTCCTGCATGTCGTCCATGCACGAATAAATGAAATCGACGGCCTCCTCGTCCTTTGGAGTGGTTCCTGCAGGTTGTACGCTCCACGAGGCTTGCCGGATGAGCATCTCGATGGCGTAAAGTATCGCACCGATGACGTCGTCGTTCTCGCTCATCTCTTTGTAAACTTCGATGCCCTTTCTGCCTTGTAGTTCCTTGAGAAACTCTTCGTAGAAGTGACCGCCCCAGCGGTTCATCCCAACTTTCCCGATTTCCCTTCCATAATTACTCACATTCTTACCTCCTTTCTTTCATGGCAATATAAAAAGCGCCGTAATAAGGCGCTTTCTAATTCCTGATAGCCCTGCTCCGTTATTCAAATCTCTTGCGCGTGTTCTCCTCAGAAGTAATCCATTGACAATTACCTGGCTCGTAGTCTCCGTCGTTGTCTATGCGGTCAATAGTAAGGTTATCTTCATATCCATTTGCTATGGCCCAATCGTAGAAGGCTTGGAAATCCTCTGCCCACTCTGGACATACTTTTATGCCACGCCCGCCATAGCGAGGGTATTTTTCCACGTTGGGGTTAGTGCATCTCTGCTTCATGCCTACCCATATTCCGTATATGCGCGGTCGCTCTCCTTTTGTCGTCATTCCGTGTTTTTTAGGGGATTCCTTCCAGCATCCACAGCTTTTTATTTCGCCGTTTTTTAAATGCTGGTACTTTACGATTGCTTCGTTTCCGCAGTCGCATTTACATTTCCATCTGGCATCTCCGTTTTTATTATTCTGCACAGGCTTTATTGCTACAAGCCTTCCAAACCTTTTACCGCTAATGTCGATTTTATGATTGTTGGATTTCACTTTTTCTTTATGATAACATCCACAACTTGTCGTTAATCCTCTTATCAAATTTGTTCCAATAACTGTTTTTTCTCTGCCGCAATCACATTTACAACGCCATTTTGCGTGTCCATTTTTATCGGAACCTGCATATTCTATTGCTGTTAATCTTCCGAACCTCTGACCTGTCAAATCAATTTTCCTGCTCATGCCATCACCGTCCTTAATGTAGCTGTGCTCTGTTTGCGCAAAATATCTGCTTCTTCTGGTGTTCTGGCAGTAATCATTACGGTTATGACTCCTTCTTTGAACTCTTTGCTTACATACAGTGGTGTTTCCTGCTCGTCAATTGTAATTATGTAGCGCAATTTCTTTTCCAATTTCTTACTCGTTTGTGCAGTTTGAAAATCAATTATCATATCTCATCCTCCTTGATTTTCCCACGAAGGCGTGATATGATATTTTTATCAATCCTTCGGGGTTGGTGTGAGGAGTTTGTTTGTCGTCTTGGTCGGTGGCAACAAACTCCTTTATTTTTTGTTTAATAGAAAATCTGTCCCTTTACGAATCGCCTCTGCTCTTGTAACTGATTTTTCATTACAATATTTGTCGAGCCTTTGAAGCATTTCTTCATCTACTCTAACTTTTATATCCTTTGATTTAGGGCGTTCCGCTTTGGGTCTTCCAGTGCGCGGACTCATTTCATCACCTCACTTTTTGAGTACCGTAAATCTATTGTAATTTTTGGAACTCAAAAAGTCAAGTATTTAATTACACAAACATGAAGCCTACTATCTGCACATTGGTATTTCCCTTTAGCCTGAACTCATCGTTGTATGCGTTCTTGTAGTAGTCTATCTTTGTGTGCAGCAGGGCCGTGTTTGTGATAAGCTCGACGGCTCCGGTTGGCAGCTTGACAGCTACTATCAGCATTTGTGCTGTTGGTCCTTTCTCTTCAGCCTCCTGAAGGAAACGGGCCCTTAATTGATAGCCTTTGGTGTCCATGATGGATCTCTCCTCTCTTTGTTTTTATTTATCCCTCCTTTCCCATCCTACCCGTCGCACTATATAGTGAAAGGTAATAGGTAGACGGTAATAGGTAATAGGTAATAGGGTACCAGCAGGGCTTGTATGGTGCTTTTCTTGTACTTGTCTGGTGCTTGCATGGTGCTTGTCTGGTGCATACGTGAAAGCCTTGACATTGCTGGGTTTTTCGCGTGTCACTTTTTGAATAATGACGCTCCTGCAGGGGCTTGATGGTCCTCTGGGATCGTCATCAAAAAATCGAGATGCCGTCATTTTGGTGCTCGAAACATCAAAATCTGATTCGCTTACTGTACTCGCCTTGTGCTGGGTTGGTGCTGGCCTCATGCTTGCACCGTACTTGCATGGTGCTTGTATCATGCTTGTATGATGCTCTGCGTTTTTTTACCGCTTCCAGTAGCTCTCCTTCGTGAGGGTAGCCTGCTTTGGCGGCCCGGTTATAGCCGGTTTGTCCATCAAATAAAGTATGCCTTGCACTAAGGCGTCGACCGCGTCCTTGTAGGTTCCCTTTGGAAATATCAAAAGGTCCCGGATCAGGTCGTCTACCCATGGGTGCGTCTTCGGGTCCGGTAGGAATATGTTCCCGGCCTCGAAGTAAGGGGTCACGCTGATGGCGCGTTCCTCCTTGCTGCCTTTCGGATTGAATTCCACCATGCCGGGTATTTCCTTCTTCAACAGATCCACGATGGCGGGTCCGTTGGCCTTGTTCTCTATGACCTTCGCCCGGGCCTTCGGCCATTTGCCTGAAAGTGTCCGGACGGCTGTCACGCTCTCTGTGAAGCTCATCTTGTCGTTCACGAGGTCCTTCAGGTAGATGCCGCTGCCGTGTCTTCCCATCACGAAGCCTGCGACTTTGGCGCTGCCTTCGCTCTTGGTGAAGGCCATATCCCAGCTCTGTATGTCATGCGTGTTCGGTGCGGTAGCGTAGAAGTTCTGCAGCCATTCACGCTTGAAAATGACGCCCTCTGCCGGTGCCGGTGTCTGTTGGAATTGCCCGGCGTATTGCACGCTGCCCATGGACTTCTTCAGGCCGTCGAGGGTCTGTTTGTCGAAGCGCTCCGAGTTCAGGATGTCGCCTTCCTCCCGGATGATCTCCTTGCCACTGATAGGGAAGTGTATAACCGTCCGCTTTTCAGCTTCCGCCGGGAGGCATAAATGCTCGTATCCCAGCTGCTCGGAGAGGATGTATCCGGTCAGGTCGCTCTCATGTAAGCGCTGCATGATTACGATGAAAACGCCCTTTTTCGGGTCGTTGAGTCGCGTCTGCAGGGTGTTCTTGAAGAAGTTTATCGAGTTCTGTCGCTCCGTCTCGCTGTTGGCCATGAGAGGGTTCTGCGGGTCGTCCACGATGATGACGTCGCCGCCATCACCGGTGATGGAACCGCCGACGGATGTCGATTGCATGACGCCATGATGGTTGTTTTGGAATTCGTTCTGTCTGTTGACGTCGTCCTTCAGGTCGAAGCGATCTCCCCAGTTGCTCTGGTACCACGGGCTGCGGATGATGTCACGGGATAGGATGTTGTGCTTGCGGCTTAGGCTATCGCTGTATGAAACCTTGATGAAGCGCTTCTCCGGCGACTTGATCCATGTCCACGCTGGGTAGCATACGGTTGTCTCGATACTTTTCATGTACCGAGGCGGGATGTTGATTATAAGCCGCTTGATTTGCCCTTCGTTCACGGCCTGCAGGTATTCGCCTATCAGATGGATGTGCCAGCTGTCGACATATCGCGTGCCCGGTTCGATTACTGGCCACGCTTGCTTGATAAATTCCGGGAGGTACCGCTCGGCCTTCTCTCTTTGCAGCGCAGCTTTCACCGACGCGATATCAAATGTCGGATTCTGGATGTAGCTTTTCCAGAAGTCCTTCAAGCTGTGCCAGCTCCTCGTCTGACAAGTCGGAAAGGTTCAGCTCGTTGGTGGCCTTGACCGTAACGGCGCCAGTGTGCTTGAGCGTCGTCTCTCCGCTTATCTGTTTGTTTTCTGTGGACTCTCCACGTGATAGGCGTTCTATCTTTACTCCGACATCGACCAGACGCACGATGTCGGCTGCACTTAGCTCCTCCTCCGGGATGGTCAGGAGGCGCTTGGCCGCTTTTCGGACCATCTGGGCTGCGAGGTCCGCGTGATCCTTGTTCATCTTCAGGATCGCTTGCTCCTGCTGTTCGCGTATCTGCCTCTCGATTTCCGCGTCGTAGGCTTCGCAGCGCTCTACCCATTTGTACTTTGCGGATAAGTCTCCGAGGTTCATCCAGCGTTTTATCCCCATTTCCTCCGCAAGGCCGCGAAGGTTCCGCCTTCGGTACGGCCTCTGTATGCCGTCGAGCTTGCTTCCGTCCGTCCCGGTGTATTTCATGTCGCGGTACCGACAAAACTTATCATACGCGGGTCCGGGTTCGCCCGGGAGCCTATCCCATATCTCCCTGTGCTCGGGGCGGTCGCTTTTTGACTTCGCCATGAAGATTGCCTCCTTTCCTGTGAAGTGTGAAATATAAAAAGGCAGGCTCCGTTGTTCGCGGCTCCTGCCTCATGTGTTGGCTCTTATTCTCATGCGTTACCGTTGATGTAGTCGTTCTCCGCTTTGAGCTTCGTGTATAGCAGCTCCTCTCCATTGCGGAGGCAGGTAACACCGAGGTTATTTGTGAAACGGACGTATCGGTTCACGATCACGTCGCAGTAGCGAGGGTCAAGCTCAATAACGTAGGCCCTGCGCCCGGTCATCTCCGCACCTATCAGGGTGCTTCCGCTGCCTGCGAAGAAGTCAAGAACAAGGTCGCCCGGCTTCGTGCTGTTGTCTATTGCTCTGACGGCAAGCTCCACCGGCTTCTGGGTCGGGTGCTCGGTGCCGGTGTCTCGGCTGATCTCCCAGACGGTGTTTGCTTTGCTCTCCGGGTAGAGGCAGACGCTGCGGCCTTCGCTTAGCCTTATGTACCTGATTTTCTTGCCCTTCGGCGGCTTGTCTGAAATGAACACCTTTCCTCCGGCTCCGTCGGTAAGCACCACGCCTCCTGTGAGGACTGTCGCGGTTCCGTCCGGGCCGCGTAGCACGGCTTTCCATGTCGTGCGCTGCGATCTGTCGCCGTAGAAGTGTGCGCTGTGGCCTGCCTTCTCTGCGTAGAAGCATGGTTCATGCGCCCACTGGTAGTCTGCATGTCCGAGGACCGGTGCGGTCTTTACCCAGATGATGTATTGCTTCTCAACGATGCCCGCTGCGGTCATGGCGTCCTCAAAGTCTCGCCGGGTGCTGCTGGCGTGCCAGATATAAAAGGCTGCGTCGTCCTCCGTGTTCTCCGCGTAGTTCTTGAAGGCGGGTATTAGGAGAGTAGCCATTAGGTCGTCTCCGGTGAGGTCGTCGTTCTTGATCATGTCAAATTTGCCGCTCTGGGTTTCGTAGCTCACTCCGTATGGCGGGTCCGTGTTGACCATCTGGGCCTTTTCTCCGGCCATCAGCTTGGCGACAGCTTCCTTGTCTGTGGCGCTGCCGCAGAGGAGGCGGTGCTGTCCGAGGTACCATATGTCTCCGGCCTTGCTCATTGGTATGTTGTCCGGGACGGGTACCGCGTCCGCTTTGTCGTCCTGCGTGTCGTCGGCGCCTTCCATAGCTGCTATGATCTCCGCGAGGTCTTCCTCGCTGTATCCGGTCATTTCAACCGGAACCTCGCCGCTGTCCATGTCGCCGATCAGGTCGACCAGAAGGCCGGTGTCAATAGTGGAAAGCTCCGCGAGGCGGTTGTCTGCGATAAGGTCGGCCCATTCCTCGGCCTCGCTTGCGTACTCTTGATAGTCGACCGGTACGTACTTCCAGCCGCGCTCCATGGCGGCCATCCGGCGTCCGTGTCCTTTTACGATGAAGCCAGACCGCTTGCTGATTGTAATCGGCGCCCTCCATCCGGTGGCCTCGATTATCTGTGCAAGTCTCGTGATCTGGTCTTGGTTGTGCTGGTTTGGGTTCTTCGGGTTCGGGATTGCCTTCTCTATGCTGATGATGGCGTCGTGCGCGCAGAAGACCGGAACGCCGTCCGGTGTCGTCTCGCGTGGGGTCGCCTCGGTGGAGTAGTCAATCTCGATGAAGGTATTCTTCGGCTTCTTCTTTGCCATATCTCCATTCCTCCATGCTATCATTTTATCATTTTCATAATGCCCTGTCAGTGTCCACTTTTTGCCTCCGGTGCTGCATCGTACTTGCATGGTGCAAGCACCGGATTTTCCTGTGTTTGTATCGGGCATGCCACGTGCATGTATCAGTAAAGTTTCATGCTGTCTATACCGAAAATCAAAGCCGACAATGGTTTCAATGCCATGTTGATGTCCTTGTAAAGGGTGCGTCTCTCGATGTGCTCGTCCTCGGCTATTTGCTCGGCGCTTTTCCTCTGCTCGTTGATGTAGTAGGCCACGATTATTCGGTACCGGCGCAGCTCCTCGTCCTTGCCTGATTGCTCGCAGTCGATCTTGTAATAGCGCAGCATCTCGTCTATGTGGTTCAGGATGATGAGGGTGCGTTGCTGGCTCTTTTTTATGCTCTCGATGTATAAGCTATCGTCGAAGGAGTATTCATCGAGGCCGTCCAGTATGTCGACAGCGTTCTCCTTCAGCTGGCTTGCCTTATAAACCGCATTCTTGGCGTAGTTTCTGAAAGACCGGTAATTCTTGAGCAGCAGGCGGGTGTTGCGCAGCCTTCGGTCGTAGCGGCCCTTCTTCAGCTGCTTCTTTTCCTCGGCCAGATAGTCCATCGCTGCCTTGATACCTGCTTCCGTTCCGCGCTGGACGGCGATCTCCATGATTCTGCTTCCCATGGCGATATAATTCGCGGCTCCTATGCCCATTTCTTTGCTGTTCATATGACTTCCTCCTCCTTTCTGTTAGAATGGGAGGTCCTCGTCTGGTACTTCGATTTCCTCGAAGCCGTCCGGGAGCTCCTGTGATGGCGCCGCGTATGTTCCTACTGCATCCTGCTGTGGTTTCTTATCACAGAATTCGATGTCCTCCGCATAAAACTCCGTGACTTTGTGCTTCTTGCCGTCTTCACCGTCGTATGTCCTTGTTCTTACGGTGGCGGTTACGAGTACCTTCCGGCCTTTGGTTAGGTATTTGGCTGCAAATTCCGCTTTGTTTCGCCATGCTATGATGGTCGGCCAGTCGGTTTCTTCCTCCTTGTCCTTCTGGCGCGGCCTCTCCACGGCCAAGGTGAAAGAGCATACTGCTATGCCGTTTTTGGTGTACCGGAGCTCCGGCGTGTTGCCGAGTCTCCCTGAAAAAATCGCTTTATTCATCCGCTATCTCCCTTCTCCCGCCAGCCTCGGAATGGTATATGACTGGTATTTTTAGTCGTCTTGCAGTCTCTATCTCGTTTCTCATGCCTTCGCTGGGGGTTCCAAAGGCCCACAGCTCGTCGCAAATGGCGAGCAGGTCTATTCCCATCTTCATTCCCGTTTGCCTTTCCTGCGGGTCTGTGTCGTCCAACACGGCGCTGTAGAAGAGGTGAGGGGTTATTGGTATTGCTCCCTGCTTAATCGCCGCCTCGGTGTATTTGGCGGCCTTACGGAGGTTCCTCTTGATGTCGCCCTTGTATGGGCTTGCTATGTACACGATCCGGCTGCGGGGTGGTCTTGGTGCGGGCGGCTCGTGTGAGCTCGCCACGCACATGGCCATGAATGTTACTCCGATGAAGCCTCCGATAAAAATCCCGATGAAGAAGCCTGTCATTGGTCGCCGCCTCCTCTCTTGGGGCACCACGGAGGGCTTGTCCTTGCGTATCGTCCCGGTATGTGTCTAAGGTGAATTGCAGTTCCGATTTTGCACACATGCCGCTCGCCTCTCTTTCCTTCCGGTGTTGTCATATGGTGCTCGCAGCCGTCGCAGTGAGGGATTATGTCTTCCTTAAGCTGCAGCGCTTTCGGGAATTGCTGAATGAGTGGGTCTTCCCATATCTCAAGCAGGCTGTCCTTCATGAACAGTGGGGTATTGGTCCTGCGGCACTTGTCGACGATGTTCTGTATCCATTCGCGCTTCGGTTTGTTTTGCCTTGCTCCGGGTCCTGTCTGCGCTCCGGCGATTACCCACTTGAAGACGTCCGTGTTTATCTCCGGGGCGACGTCGTCCAGTAATGGCTCTATGCTGACGAACATTTTCGCGGCTCCACTGCCTGCGTCCTCCATGATCTCGGAGGCCATGTTCATCCAGCCTCTGTCTGTGGACGAAACTCCCCACCAGAATTCGAGCTTGCCGGTCCCGTATTCCTCCGGGAGAACGTCCATCAGGTGCTTGTATCGCTCCGGGTTCTTCGTCAGGAACAGGTAATTATGCCATGGGGCCGCTGCGCAGGCCGTCAGCACTTCTTTTATCCACTCGTCGGGTACCCATTTTCCGAAAAGGTCCGCCGTGCTGCAGACGAAAATGTTCGCGGGCTTCTTTTTCTGCGCTGGCATCGGCAGGCG